CCAGGAAAGCCTAGCTAAAGTGATGCAGGCGCAGATCGCTAGCGATGACCCGCCAGCGTTTCTCTATAACCTGGGCGATCTAGTCTATTTCAACGGGCAAAGTGAGGGGTACGTAAGTCAATTCTATGAGCCATATCAAAATCTTAATTACCCTATCTTTGCCATCCCAGGCAACCACGATGGGGACACTAGAACACGTGGAGATGATCCTAAAACAAGTGAGGCTAGCCTTACCGGCTTCATGCGCAACTTCTGCTCGGATCGGCCTCACCTCGATTTCAAGCACAGAACCACTATGACCCAGCCCTATTGCTATTGGATGCTTGATACGCCGCTTGTGAACATTATCGGGCTCTACAGCAACGTAGACGGGCTCCTCGATGCGCCTGGCACCAGTTTCCAGCTTGATTGGCTGGTTTCGACGCTAGTCAACTTTCACGGTAAACCCAAGATTATCGCGCTCCATCATCCACCTTACAGTTTAGATACTTCCCATGGGGGTTATGGCACGGTCGGAGAGGCACTCAATGAGGCTTTCTCTAAGAGCGGGGTGAGGCCAATTATGGTTCTCTCCGGCCATGTCCATAACTATCAGCGCTTCGACGTAAACGGCGTGCCGTACATCATTGCGGGCGCTGGCGGGTATGCCAACACGTTTAAAAGCCTCCACAAGCTCGCTAGGTCGGTCGATAACGCGGGGGTATACGCAACATTGCCTATTGCGACAACCGAGCCAGGAGTGTCACTGAGGGCCTACAACGACCTTTCTCCTGGCTTCCTGCGCATTAGTTTGGAGTTGACCGGTGACGGTACGCAGCCTAGCGCACGAGAAACCACACTAGGTGGGGAATATTGGACTGTGCCTTTCGGTGCCGATCAAGCAACCTGCGATGATAAATTCGAAACGAAGTGGAACCCATGACCAACTCCCGACGTGAAGCCGAACTCGATCGCATTGATTACGAGCTAATCAAACTTGAGGGAGAATTTAAGCGCGAAGTCTATTGGAAGAAATTCCCTCCGCCACCAGCCAGCGTTTGGGATAAGTATTTCAGTAAGGCGCTGCTCGATCACGCTATGAACCTGGCAGATATCGCCGTTTTTGGCACTAAACCAAGGCGCAAAGGTAAACCCATAACCATCAAATTCTTTAAGCAATGACCCAGGCAACCTTTGGCTTCGAACAGAAAGAAAACCTGGCTCGGGTGACAGCCCGAATCGGGCAAGCAATCCTCGTGTTCCATTCCGAGATACAAGAGACAGCTTCACGCGAGTTTCACATGGAAGAGCTTCGCAGCTATGTCACCATCTCAACCGGCCTTATCGCTCCAGCTAGCGCCGACCGCGTTTTACGCCACCTGCGGCAGCGCGGCCTCATCGATTATGAGGTAGTTAACCGGGCGCAATCCCTCTACCGATTCAAATGAAAGTGAGGCTAATGAGAGGTATCGTTAATCGCCATCTATGGTGGCTGTGGATCGATGATTGTCCGATTCAGCACTCCTATTCGAAGAGGGAGCTAAAGAAAAAGATCAAAGATGGGACATGGCTCAAGGGACCAAATTGGAAACCGGAAACAAAAGGATGAGCCTTTTCGACGTGTTCTTTACCGCGCCCCAGGTCGAGTATCACCCGAAGTGGCCGCAGTGGTTGCGCTGGGTTGGATGGGCCTGGCGCAACCCGCTCCCAGGCCTCACCCGTGGTTGGAAAGGTATACCTTACCTGGTGTTCGTCTACGATTGCGCTCCCTGGTCAATCCATAAAGGCGCTCCAGAGTTTATCCCGCCAGAAGCACGCAGCACAGCGCCAACCTGGAACCCGGTCGGTGGCTGGCTCTATTGCAAGCTCGCTATTCCAGGCAAGGTGCGCCACTGGATCAGCTATCGCGGTAAACATATCGAATGTTATGTTGGAACCAAACCAAGCACCGGAACCGGCCCTATTGTGGCCTTACGCAAAGCAAATGCCCGAGGAATTTAAATGGCACCAAGGAGTTGAGCTCATCGACGGCAAATGGGAGTTTGCCCACGCACGAGCGCTTTTCCATTGGTGGACGCATTTTAAGGAGTACAATAAAATGGCTAACGGTGGACCAAATAACGACGACGTGCAGGAAGATCGCAATGCGCTAGCAGCAGAGAAGAACGCACTAGCGAAAGAGAATGCGGAGCTCAAAGCAAAGCTTGAACGCGTGAAAGCGCTATACGATCCGATGGGAGTAATCTGGGATGGCATCTAATTATTACGTAGCAAGCCCCAACGCGATACAGGAATTGATATTGCGATTGGAAGAGCTGGAGAAGCGCGTCAAAGCGCTAGAAGCACTATATGTTAAAGAAATCGGACATTGAGGGTAAACCAAACCAAGGCACCCGCGATAAAGCAGTCCATTCCGTTTGGGAGCTGGTCGATAAAGCTGAAGCTGCCACCGAAACCCTAAAACTACTCGGGCCAGATGCCACTGAAGCCGAAAGCAAAGCGCTAGCTACCGCTGAACAACTCATTAACGGCGCTGTCCAAGCCGCCCTCGCCCGCAACGACCGTTGTCAATCACTCTATTTTGACGAAAAGAAAGCAATGCATGAATCCGCACGCAGCGCGGAAGAGGAGGCAGGAGCGTTTATTAGCCGCCTCGAACGCGAACACAAAGTCGATCCAAAGATTACCGAAACTCGCCAATCAATCGAAGAAGCCCGCGAAGACTTCAGAACAAACCGAGAAACCAAATCATTCGAAGTAGATTACACCCCAGACTATAAACGGCTTGCAGACGAAGAAGGCGATTAAGCTTGACAAAAATCACACCCAATCAGTAAAATGAAATTCGGAATTCAAGTCACAGACATGGAGCAAGGTAAGGTCACATCTCTCACCATGGAGTTTGACCCGTTCCAACAACAAACGCTCATCGAAGGCTTTATTGGACGCAAAACCTACGATATGATGCAGGAAGTACATGGACCAGAACGGATCAGCCAAGCTTCACAAGAAGCGCAGCTCTCGCCAGGCGGTTGGATCAGCCCGGAAGCTAGGGCGGCCCTCCAAAGCGACTCCTGAACTCATTGCGGAGCTTTGTAAGGCATTAGCTCGCGGTCACTCCGATGAAATGGCCGCAGCTTGTTCTTACGTTCCATTAAGTACTTATGAAGCCTGGAAAAAGACAGAAGACTTCCAGAGCGAACTTGCGCGCGCGAAAAGTGATTACATCGAAGCACAAATCGCCAAAGCCGAAGCCGAACCGAAAGGTTGGCAGCGATTCACCTGGATGCTTGAGCGCTCCAGGACGTACAGAGATTTATTCCCGGCTATTGCACCTAGCAACACGCAGTCATTTAGCTTCAACCAGCTTAATCAGCTGCATAGCAATCAGCATGAGCTTGAAGATGCTCGCAAGCGTTTAGATGAAACCAAAGCGCTCCAAGACAAACGCCAACAAAGCGTTCAAGAAGCTCAAGAAGCAGAAGGCGAAGCCGGGTAGCAGGTTCGCCCTTTACAAGGCGCACACTGAGTGTGTAATTTCCAAGCGCTGATATAGGAACGAACACAACGCGCTCGGGAGTGGATGTGGGGGTCAAGTAGCATAACCCGCTCCCGAGCCCTCTTTTAAAGAATCAGTCGAAGACTGTGGCGAATAGGCTTTACGATAAATATAGGCAAGTAGCCATGGGCGATGGTTCGACCCAGATCGATCTCTCAGCCAACAACATCAAGGTCAGCCTGCATTCGGCTACCTACGTTCCCAACACCGCTACCGATCAGTTCCATAACATCGCTACGGGTCTAGTCGCCACCAGTGGCAACCTGGCGTCCAAGACCACCACGCTCGGCACATTCACTGCCGCCACCATTACGCTACCGGCAGTCTCAGGCTCGGTCGTGACCCAATTTGTTATGTACAAGGATACTGGTACAGATTCGACTAGCCCGCTTATCGCGCTCATCGATACGGCTACTGGCCTGCCGCTCACACCTAATGGCGGTGATATCACGATTGTTTGGGATACAGGCACCAACAAGATCTTTGTGCTCTAAATGGCTATCCAATATTCATCTGGTGGCCTCGATACACGCGCAGCGGATTACATCGATTCAATCGTAGCGCTAGAGCATAACGCGCTTGCACAGGATTGTTACGTTCTCCAAGAGCATTTCGACAATCAGACAGCTCCAGTCACCGCGACAGCTTTTGGCGAGCATGGAATTATTCCGACGTTCGCTACCGGAACGATTGCACGTGTTGCATCGACCCTTGGCCACCCAGGGCAATGGAAGATATCCACCGGAACTGTCGCATCGAATAAGCCTGAGCTGACGCTCGGTCCAGTAGCCAACTTCGATTATCAGACCGGCTTTTTCGGAAAGTTAGCCGCAAGATTTCTTGTTAGAACGGGAGCTGTGCTACCGGTCGGAGCGGTAGGCGCAACAACCTATGCCGAATGGCGGCTAGGCTTTACCGACACCCTTGGATCACTCGCGCCAGTAAGCGGTATTGAATGGGTGTTCGATATTGCGGTAAGCCCAAACTGGCAGCTCACCCTTACGGCGGCAAGTACTGCGACCAAGACTGTTTCAACCGTCGCGGTTGCCATTAATACCTGGTACGATCTCCAACTCTACGTGGATGCTGGTGGCGTTCAGGCAAGGGTTGCATCATTTGCTGACGGTGTTGCGCCCATCACCATAGCAGGATCACTACTTGCTGGAGGTCCCTTCCTTACGAATAAGCCAGCAACAACGCTAGCGATGCAGCCGCACGTGTTGGCGATGAATGGCACAGCAGGGGTGACTAGCGTGGATCTTACAATGGATCTTATCGAGCTAGCAGGCCAATACGTGGTTACTGGGCTTGGATCAAATTACCGAGGTCACGATCTAACGCGGAGCTTCTGATGTGGCCGTCTCTGGTGTTGCTCCTTCTTATCTCAGCCTAGGCTCAGCCCTAGCTCAAAGCTCCCCTTTAACCGTATCGCTCTGGGTTAAGCCCGCCAATTTCGGGGCGGCTATGAACCTCTTTGAGCTCGGGGACGCTACCGACGCGAACGGGTTCAAGGTCGGTACCAATACCGGGACCGGAACAGTATTCGTCCAGAGTAAAGCGGCTGGTACCGGGGTTACGGCCAGCACCGTTACTGCGCTCAGGCTCGGGGTTTGGGCTCACGTATGTGGTGTATTCACTAGTTCCGTACTGCGAGCTGCCTATCTCAACGGAGGCGATAAACAGACCAACGCGACATCCAATGTCCCGGCTGCGTTCACCAATACGCGTTGGTTTATATCGACTGCTGCCAGTTTAGGCTATAGCGGTTCATTCGCGTACCCGGCCATCTGGAACATTGCGCTCACTGATGCCGAAGTGTACGCGCTAGCTCAGGGGGCTGACCCGCGAACGATCGAACGCCCGAACCTGATCAGCTTCCTGCGCTTTGGTAATGCAACCGTCAACCAGCCGGACGAAGTGCTGGCGTCCACCTGGACACAGACCGGTGCGCTAGGCTTTGTTCCTGATCCGTTCAGTCTCGATCCGCTAGGCGTACTCACCGATTCCTGGGATGACGGAAACACGGTCGTATACAACAATTCGCCGGACGAATGGCAAACATGGACTGCCAACAGAGGGAGCGGAACTTGGTTCATCCCGGCACCCGTAGCGCAGACCATCAGTCCGACTGGGATAGCGAGTGGAGCAGCAGCCGGCAACCCACAGCTCAACTTAACGGTTTATCCAACCGGTATTGCTAGCGGAGCTGCTCTTGGGCTGCCACAGCTTAATTTCACCATTCATCCATCAGGGATAGCAAGTGGCGCAGCGTTAGGCAACCCACAGCTTAACTTCACCATTCACCCAACCGGGATCGCATCAGGCGCAGCGCTCGGTAACCCGCAACTCAACCTTATTATTCATCCGAGCGGGATCGTGCCGAGCGACGCGTTCGGTTTGGCTCAGCTTAACCAGCTCATTCACGGAATCGGGATAGCAAGCGGGATGGCGTTCGGGCTCCCGACCATAGCGATTGCCGGTTCCCCGCAAACCATTACGGCATTCGGGATAGCGAGCTTGGCAGCGCTCGGGTTGCCAGCGCTATTGACTGGACCAAAGACAGTGGTGTCGGCTAGCTGTTCGTATACCGACGTAAGCGCAGCGGTCGCACTGGCTAGTGTTGGTGATACGGTGGTTATACCGTCCGGTAACTGCGTTTGGTCGAACACACTGGTTGTGAGCCAGCCTATTGCAATCGTTGGCTCTGGGACTAAGCTAGCGCGTGCAACAGGCTTTATCGGCCCCTTCTTCTGTGGTACCGGTTGGAATGTGCCAGTGTTCACCGTCTCAGGAATTAACTTCAGCTTGGAACAGGTTGCTCAACACGATCATGTTGGGAGAATTCACGCCGGGAAGCATTTGGGCGGCCCATATATCGGGGACGTGCCGAACGTGTGGCCAGGTCCGCTATATGCAATCGTCCTCCCTGATCTCGCCCATACCTGGCCCAACGCTGGACCAACCTCATGGATAGATCCGAATCAACCTGAGAATGACTGAGCAATGATTGTGTCAAAACTTAAGATGACGATAGCTAGAGACCTTCGAAAGAAGTATCCCAGGCTATCAGTTAAACAATTACGGCCACTAATAAATGAGCGTTATAGCTACGCTAGATGGGTGCTTAGATGTGTGCCGTTACCGCCAAGTCAAGAGGACCAGCTGAATGCAATGCGATACCGGATATAATGACTGAGCAGGATCTAAAGCAATACATCATCCGCGACAGCCTCCATGACGCGGAACGTTATGCGCGCACGATTCTTAATATCGAGTTGCACCCATGGCAAGCTAAGGTGCTCTACGATTGCAGTGTGCCGCTAGGCCGACGTAGACGTGTTGGCGTACGTGCACCCAATGGAGCAGGGAAAGATGACCGGATCATTGCGCCACTCGCCCTCTGGTGGCTGCAACGGTATAAGCGTGGGCAGGTCCAGATAACCACTAAAGATGAAAAACAGCTTACAAATCAAACATGGCGATCACTCTGTCATCACAAACATCTGTATCCAGATTACCAAACCTGGCGAGATCATGATCACACTATCGCAACTCCTACCGGAGGACTCCTTGCAGGTTGGGTCACAGATGATCCGCGTAGAGCGGAAGGTTACCATGAAGCGGAGCCTGACGGACCTTTGCTGGTTATCATCAACGAAGCCAAGTCAGTCGATGATTCGATCTTCGATAGCTTTAACCGATGCGGTTATAACCTCCTGTTGGAAATCAGTACCGGTGGTTTGATGCAAGGCCGGTTCTATGAACATTTCACCCATAAACGCGCATTATACTCTATCCATGAAGCCTCACTCAAAGATTGCCCGCACATCAGCCAAGAGAAAGTCCAACAAACCATCGAAGAATTCGGAGAGAACGATCCCTACACCCGTTCAAACATCTACGGGGAATTCATGTCCACCGATGACACCATTAAACATGTATTCGAACTACCGGATCTGGAGAACAATCGACAAGCTGATATCCCTGCTCTTGGTGGCCCAACAGTTACGGGAGTTGACTTCGCAGCAGGTGGAGACCTTAACACGCTTGTTAAGCGAGTGGGAAACTTTGTACCTAAAGATGGAATCTACGGCTGGCGCGACAAAGACACCAGCGCAGCCAAGTGGGAATTCGTACGACTCTTTAATCACCTTGGGCTGGAAGCACGCAATATCTGGGCCGATGCGGACGGGCTTGGGCTTCCCATCTGTTGTGAACTCGACGCCAACGGCTGGCGGGTCAACCGTTTCCATGGAGGTGTCAAACCCTCCTACGACCGTTATAAGAACCTTTGGAGCCAGATCTGGTACGAGGTAAGCGCTAAGGTCAAGAACCGGCTCATCAAGGTCCCAGATCATCCGAAGTTGATTGCACAGCTTAGCAGTAGGCGTATAAAATGGAGTAACGATGGAAAACTCTGGCTCGAATCCAAACAAGAAATGCGAGAACGAGGCGTCTCATCACCTGACTACGCTGATGCTTTTTGCATCGCTTTCGGAGTTAATCCTATCCGTTCCACCAGTTACATCGAACAGGAAGATCGCTTTGCGGAGATCTCGCGCCTCAATGGCTGGGATTACACTCCTGACCAGGAACAGGAAGAAGCTGGACGCCCAGGACGCGGTGATACCGGAGGCACCGAAGGATTCGGTGGAATAGGCTCCTGGCAATAGAGTTGCAATCTAGGAGGAGCAAGTATTAAATAACGTCGCAAATGACGTATTCTTTAGCTTATCGAGAGCAGTTGAAGCAAGAGCGGGCGCTGGCCGCACAACAAACGCGAGAAAAACGCCGAGAAGAGTTAGAGAAATCCAGGAGAGAGAAGACCAAGTTGCACAGAAGGAAAGATGCTTCCAGGGGAGAAATTCTAACATACTACCGTGCCTATCGCCGGAAACATAAAAAGAAACTCCAGGAATACCAGAAGGCTTATCAAGCAGAGTATCGGAAAGAGCATCGCTGGAAACTAAACGCCCAGAGAAGAATTTCGAGCGCGAAGCGGAGAGAAAAGAACAGAGAAAAAATCAGGGCTTACGACCGTGCGCGAAGAGCGAAACTCAAGGCTGCTGCTCTGAAGGCTAAAGCAAAGTAACCCTCAAACTTGCTTTATGGTTGACTGACGGCTTAAGATTCACACTGAGTGTGGACATAAGCGTTAGCGCCTGGTGTAAAGAATCGATTCTCTTGGTTAAGCTGGAAGAAGTTCTGGACTCGATCGATGTGTACTTGAAAAACCCAGCCAACACCACGCACACCCTTTACCGTGATTACATAGCGGAACGCAATCCTTCTTCCGTTTCATTAGAGCTTTTACTCGAAGCTGCTGAACTCTACGAGGGCCAGCTCGAACTAGAGCAACATCCCTTTGATCTAGCGAACGCTCGAGAGTTCGTTCGCGAGCGCGATGAACGCCTGGTGGCGCAAGGCGTACCGAGAAGACTCCTGTGAATCACTGCCGACGCTGCCACCAACTCAATACGTTGCCTAAGCGCACCTATTGCAAGCCGTGCGAAAGCATCTTGAATCGAACCAGGAATGCAAAACGAGGCTGGCAGAGTAACCGTTGGGATACAGCGAACCGCTGGGAAAAAGTCTTGAGCGAGGCAGATATCAATAAGGCGCTAGTGAAAGCCGAAGAATGCCGGTTCTACGGGCATACGCTCGCCCACCAAATGAGGGTCTTGCACGCAACCGGACACACTGGGTGTGACCCAAACCATTGAAGAGCTTCGAGCGCTTAAGCGTAAGGCTAAACGGGATGCACGCGCTCACCGTAAACTGATCAGCAAGAAAGAAGAAAATGAAAGGCAAGAATCCGTATACCGGGCGATTCGAGAAAGGGACCGAAAATCCACCACTTCTCGAGCCAGACCCTACGTCAACACCAGAGGAGCCCGAACAAAGAACAGAGTCGAAGCCTCAGATTCTATGGGAGAAGGCCGACATCGACCGGGAGGGAAGGGTATGGAGCTGGCGCGCTCCGTTCAGAGAGATGAGGATCGTTATCAACAGGACAAAAGAAACAAGAAACCCAAACGCGCCTGATACTGAATGGCTCCTGCTCCGCTTTGGAGCAATCCTGGCCAGGGGGCAGACCTTTTCAGAACTAATGCGATACGCAGACGAAAAGAATTTATGAAAGCTTTCCTCCTTATCATACTAAGTGTGGTTAGCGCGTACGCAGGTGGCCTCATGACGTTCTCTTACGGCGTACCTCCTTCGGTTTCTCCAACCGCTAACCCAGACGCTGTTCCAGATGCGATGCTGAGCTGGTTTGTCCGACACTGGCAAGCGGCCGGGTACGAGGTGCCAGCGAATGATAAGCCGTTCAATTGGTCCGAGTACGTCACATTCGTTGTGGATAGACCAGCTCAAGAGAATGATATGGTCGAATGGATGGGGGAGGGAGGCACACCGAACTTTGGGCTGGTGATTGAGCAGTACATAGGAGCTACCGCGATCCCTGGCGCTGTCGATCACCGTGGGATCTTAGTCTCGCGTCCGATCAGCAACGTATTTAACGAACTTATGTCAGTAGACACTAAGACCGTGGTTGGCTATTTGCGACCACACAAAAAAGGCCAGAAGCCAATATGAAACATGACCCTATTGAACCAGAACTCGTCCCAGCAATCGGCGATTCCTTTGTAAAAATCACACTGGTTGTGATCGCACTCGTTGTCGGCTTCAGCTTCGGCTGGTGCGCAATGAGTAACGCCGCGGTTGGCGACAAAATCGATCTCACTCAGTACAACATGACCTTTAACGAGGATTTCAGCCGCCCCTTGGCTAATACCATATTGCCAGGGTACGGATGGGGCACGTTGACCTCACCGACCACCCCGACCGCTCCCTGGACGCTCTTTCCTCATACTGAATGGGACGGTGGCAGCTTTGGGTATGCCTACTTTACAGGGCAAGCTGAAGCTACTTATGATGCCAATGGAAAACTCATTGGGGCAGGTGACAGCCTGGATAAAGAGCCTTATCACGCTGTTCCGCCCAACCCTTTCAGCTATACGCCTTACAAGCGTTGGTTGAATATCACTGCTTACAACGATAGCAATATTTGCCATTGGAGAACCGGCTTTGTCGCGACAGTTGACACTGCTGGAAACGGATTTCACCAATCACTGGGATCAAGCCCTAGTATTTATTTCGAGGTCTCAGCAAACCTGCCTCCAGGTTGCCCGCCGGGTTCTCCTTCAGACGGGTCGGGACTGGGAGGTGGCGTATGGCCAGCAATCACTCTTCAAAGCATTCCTCCGGGCGGTTTCAGGGTTCCTAGAACCACTAATGAATGTGAGATCGACATCATGGAGATGTACGGGGTTGATATGACTCAACTTCATCAAAGAGCGCACGCTTTTAGCCCGAGCGGACAAGAGTTACTCCCTCCTGGTAGCGGAAATACGATAACAATAGCCAATCCGAGCGGCGCGTTTCATCGATTTGGGGTGCTTATCGACGCACAGGTCACCCATTTCACTTATGACGGAGTGGTTACTTTTGAAATGCCTACCGATCAAACTTTTCTACACCCGTTATTTCCGACTGTGGATCTAGCACTTGGCGGAGGCTGGCCAATCAATATCACGATGGGTCGGATGGAAGTTCAATACATCCGCGCGTATCAACACAAATAAACAAGAGAATGAAACATAAAATCGTACAAGTACCCGGCAGCAGCACACACGCTGTTGTCGATGAAGATGGGAACGTAGTTGCCCATTATCCGAACGAAGAAGAAGCCAGGCAATTCGCTGGAGAAGCCGAAGCTGAACACATCGGGCCGACTCCGGCGATACCGACCGAAGAACCGAAACCAAAGGCCAAACACGCGAAGCATATTCCGCACGCGCCTAAGCCGAAGAAGAAACACAAACAGAGCAAATGAGCCAAAACGAAACGCAAAAGTTGTTTGCTTCACTTGATGTGGTCAGCAGCCAACTCAGAGACATCAAGAATCTGTTGGAGCAATTGGTTAAGCAATCGGAAACCCAGAAAGATGAGTGAAAAAACTAAAGTAGTACAGGTGGCCTTGCAGCAAGGAACCTTTTACGAGGTTCGCGATGACCGGGAACAATCAATAGCGAAATTTGTTACACAAGCTCAAGCGAACAACTTCCTTGCAACCGGTGTTTATCCGCCCGGAATGATGCGCTCCGACCGCTCCTGGCCGCTTTGAGAACTGCGAAACAGCAAAGGATGTACGAAGCCACTAAGCGATGGCGTCTTTTGTACCCCGAAAAGTGGCGTGAATGCTCTCTAGCTAATCACAGGAAGAGGAAATACGGGCTTACTAGAAAGCAGTATCAGGAGCTGCTAGATGCAGCAGAAGGGAAGTGTCAGATCTGCAAAAGGAAATTTGGGAAACGGCTCCACGTAGATCACTGCCACAAAACTAATATCGTTCGAGGAATTATCTGCTCACGATGCAACTTCGCAGAAGGACACCTCGGCACACCGGAGATCGCTCTTAGGATGTATCAATACATGCTGAAGAACGAGTTGTTTTATCAAGGAAGTGTATAAGCTAATCAAAAGCGATATTGAAGATCGCAAGACCTGGGAAGATCGCCAGGCGACCGCCTACAAGCTCCGCTACGGTCAGATTAAGCGCCGTACCCGCCCGTTCCCGCACGCAGCCGATTACACGTGGCCCCTAATCGACACCAATATCGAGCGGCTAAAACCGGCCTACGTGGAACAGGTTCTAGGGCCGGAACTGATCGCGAGCTTCTCTTCTAAGAACGCCCAATCAATCGCGTACCAAAATAAGGTAGCGCAATGGTTCGACTGGCGGGTCAAGAAACGCTCCAATTTCGTTAAACAGATTCAGCACGTTATTGACGCGTTTCTAGTCGGAGGGAAAAGCTTCCTTAAAACGTTCTGGGACGAGAGCGCGCAACGAGTCAATCACCAGACGATCGCAGCTACTCACTGCGTGGTCCCGCGTTATACCGATGAACTTAAGGAAGCTGATCGAATGGGCCACATCATGCATATCAGTAAATACCGGTACGAACGGGTAGCCGGAGATTACGGGTATAACGCTGACCCTGATTTCATTAAAACGATCGCTGGCCGAGGGTCCGAGACCAATACGCTGTCCGATGCGCGCGACTTACGCGAGGGATTAGGCTGGCACAGCAAGGAAGATATTATCGTCCTATGGGAGGTCTACGAGCAGCTCGCCGATAAATCGAAGAAGGTATGGACGTTTTCACCCTTGCACCCCGAAGAAGAAGTCAGACCACCGTTCACTCTTCCGTACAACCACAAACAGTTTCCCATCGTCGAATATAATTTCGAGATTACGGATGTGGGGTTTTACACCCCGCGCGGCATCGCCGAGATCTTGGCTCTCTACCAATCCATCTTGAAGATGTTGCTCGATACCGAGATGGATTACATTATTTCGTGCAATCGTCCAGTCTGGATGCCAGCCGAAAACGCGCCACCAGCAAATTATGAAAACTTCGAAATGGCTCCAGGTCAGGTACTCAACTCTAGGCTGCAAGCTCTCCAGTTCCCAACCCCGCCTTTGGATTTTACTGTCAGACAACAGACCGTGCGATCAATTGCTGAGCAGCGTATCGGAGCCCCTGATTACGGGATTGGTGATCAGCAACAGCTTGGCCAAGGAAAGAAAACTGCTACTGAAACTAATCAACTTGGAGCCGTTAAGGAGAGCGGAGTTAATCTTCACGCGCGGGTTTTTGGTGCATCCGTAACCAATACCCTAGAACAGCAATGGAGCTTAGAGCTTCAGTATAAGGGCGATGACCTAAGCTATTTCTACAAGCGGGAGTATCAGCAGCTCGATGATGGGATGCTCAAGGATTGTTATGAGCTTGAGCCCAACGGCGGCAAGGACGGCTACAGTCGAGAGAAACAGATTCAGAAGCTTCTCCAGATCTTCCAGCAGTTCCAGGGCAAACCGTACTTTAACGAGGCTGAAGGCTGCAAAGAGATCCTAGAGAACATTGATTCAGATCTGGTCAAAACCTTGTTCGTTGCGGTCGCTACCGGTCAGAACCAGCAGATGGAAGAACAGGCGAACGAGATTCAGCAGATGATTAACGGGTTTAACCCGGCGATCAATCCTGAGGACGACGACATGGTTCATATCAATACCCTCGAAGCGGGTAAGAAGTACTTCTCTAGTCATCCAGATAAGATGCTGATGCCGGACGTTGAAATGCGCCTCATGCAGCACGAGGACGCCCATATACACGCTTTCCACGCCAAGAACCCGCAAGGCTATCAGGCCGCAGCGCAACAACTCCAGAAGATCCTGTCTAACAACCATGCTCGGGTAACTCAAATAGCCCAGCAGATGGAACAGCAGCTTCAGGCAGCCAGTCAAGGCGCGCCTCAGAACGGGCAGGGGCCACCCATAGGAGCCAACGGTGGAGGACCTCCTGCCGCTCCCGTCGGTGCGCCACAAGGACCGCCTGTTGACCAAATGCCGTCTGATGCTGGACGTATGTAGTAATGCTTTGGCTTGCACACTTGATTTACCGGGTACGGACGATAGCCGCTATGTGCGGTGTACCGGTACGTGTGAGCTGGAACGAGCGCGATAAATATAATCTGGCTCTATTCCTGCAAACCCAGAGCGGAGCCCGGTTTATCCACATGGTCCGCAACGCTAGCGTAGATGTGACTCAGAAGAGCGTATGGGACAAAGGCTCTCCAGAACGCGCGCGCGGCTACCAGGAACTCTTTAATCTGATTTGTGTCAGTGCAGCGTACGACCCGCTGAGATTGGTCGAACACGACAGTCAAGTATCCCTGACTGATCCAAAACGGGATACCTCGGAAACTCAAGAGGACATAACGGATGAGTCATCCTCTGAGGAGTACGGTTACAACGGCTCATCCATCGGAAGTAGATAGCACAATGCCAGACGAAGTAGATACGCGCAGCGCCATGCGAATCCTCAACGATGGGGATGGCGGGTTCGATAAACCTCCAGGCGGTATGCCGGGAGGAGACGCAGAGGAAGCAGAAGCTCCCTCGGGGGCTGAAACCACACCCAGTGTGGAAACATCGGCTCATGAACCAGCCGAATCGCCAGAGTTAGAATCAGACGGCGCAGAGCCAGCCAAAGAAAAAGGCAAGCTGCTTAGTAAATTCGAGTTAGCTAGGGCCAAGAAAGAGCGGGATCGGGTCAAAGAAGATGGACGGTTCCAGAAAGCTCAAGCCAAAGCAGCCGAAGAAGCACAGGCAAGGTACGCCGCAGAGCAACGGGCACTGCAGCTCGAAGCTCAAGTACGCCAAGCCCAAGAGCAAGCACGTATCAACTCTAACCCGATGTTGCGTGAGGCGGTTAACCTCATCAACCAACGGGAAACCCCTGAGAACGTCGAGGCTGAAGCCAAACGACTCAGGGAGACAGGCGACGAAGAAGGAGCTAAGGCCGGTTTTGAGATCGCTAGACTAATGCGTCTAGAGATCGGTGACCGGAAGCTAGCGCAGGAAACTGAAAGCCAGAGAGCAAGCGAAGGACAATGGAAACAGGTCCAATTCGGTACTCCTGAATTCGATGCGTCGGCCATGCTCCTTAAACCGAATACAGAAGACTTCGACCAATGTTGGGGTTTATGTGAGCGGAACGTCGTTGCTCGCGATGAAGCGAGTCAAGATCCCTTCGAACGGCAGTGTGCTAAAGAATACCGAGATCAAAATAGCCCGCTCGGGCAACGCTTAAACTTCTTCTTTCGGCAGACCGGTATGGGTCGCGAATTTGGGAAGAAAGCGGTCGGGTTTATCCCTGGTTACGAAATAGTGAAAGCCTATTACCGGGTCGATATTCTCAACGCCAAGCTAGCTAAGTTAGAAGCAGAGAACCAACGCCTAAGAGGACACACCTCGATCGGTGCAAGCGCACCCACTAGCGAGAACGGAGTAAACGGCTCCAGCCGATATAACGGTAACGCGCAAGCGTCCAGAGATGACGCCAGAGCCTTTTCTTCATTGTCGCTAGAGGAGCAACGCCGCTTTCTCAGGTCGCGGGAAGTTGATTAGGAATCACACTGAATAATCTTTTATGCCAGCTACGTTATTGGCCGATAGGCCAAACGAATATGAAATATATTTTAGCCGGTTGATGCTCGATCATGCAATCGACGAGGTACACCTTGCCGATTTCGCTCAGCTTCGGCCCGTGCCGAAAAACAATGGAAACCAAAGCGTTCGCTTTTTCCGTATACCTGCTGCTTCAGCAGCCAACGTCAACGCGGTTACTGAAGGTGTCCTTGTGGCCACCTCGCGTAAGATGGTGTTCGAGTTCGTCACCATCACCCTCAGTCAATTCTATGATTGGGTCCAAGTAACCGACTTGGTTAACGACACCGAGTTTAACGATACTGGTGAAGCCGTAAGTATCCAGTTCGGTGAAGAAGCCGCGCTCTGGTACGATCAACAGATCCGCAACCTTTGCTGTGCGGCAGCACCAAGCGGCCTTACGCAGATGTATACCGGTGGCGCTCCAGGGGCAGCGGTAACGAATCTGGCCGGGCTAAACGGTATTACCGGTGTTACGGCAGCGCTAGCGATCCGTAACATTATCGCAGCTGCAACCCAGCTCCGTATAAACCGGACACCTAAGGTAAAAACCGGGCCAGCAAAAGGCAGTTATGCGGCTGTCGTTGGTGCACAGGGACAAAGCGATTTGTTCATGGATACCAATAACACGGCATTCGTCCAGGCTGATGCGTTCGCACATGGCGGTAAATCTATCCGATCAGGCTGGATTGACAACCTGTACGGGATCGGGTTCTTCCTTTCGACCAACCCATTCGTTGAACTGAATGCTACTGGACTCGGGGTTTATAACAACTCCGGTACCGATGACCTTGCCTTAGGATCTAAGATCTTTACCGCGATTGTGACCGGTAAAGACAGCTACGGAGCGAGTGCCCTTCAAGGTAACACGCCGTGGTCTCCCAGGGTGATGGTTAACGGCAAGCCCGATAAATATGATGTCATTGGCCAGTTCGTAAACTTCTCATGGAAGGCGTATGCGGGCTGGAGCGTGTTGCAACCTCTATTTGGCGTATGCCTGAGACACAAATCGCAGTGGAAATTATAAGATAATTGTCCTCCTCCATAGAGTGGGCGGCCTAGAGGTTTGTCATTTTTTCCTTTAGGTCGCTCATCTGGAATGAAACCTCACGTAATTATTATGATCGGAACACGGGCTCAACGAGGAGCACTAGGACCAGCCGGGATGAAAGATTCCGGTGGGATCGATGACGATAGCGCAGGACCAGACGCGCAAGACGCGCAAGATACCGGTGGATCACCATATGCGACAGTACCGATTGACTCGCTCTCAGCGGATGGAACACCTCCATCGGTTGGCGACAAAGTTAATTTTTCAGTCGAGGGCGTTGTTAAGGGACTCTCAGGAGGGAACGCTGAGATCACAATCAATAGTGTTGATGGAGAAGCTGTCGGCGGAAATGCTGGCCCTGGAGTCTCGGGTGAAAGCACTTCAGCCATGGGAGATCGATTAAGAAAACAAACCGTAGCAAATGATACTGGTTACTAACGTGCAAAAACCATACGCGGTATTTTGGCTGGTCCTGGTTGGGAGCGTGATCGGGTTACTGGTCAGGATCGAAAAGAACACAAGGAAAGAAAGACATACAGGTGATCCACAACGGGATATTGGAAATTTTGGCAACTCGCCAGTTCCCTGGAACGCTAATCCGTTCAGGAAAGACCGAGCAACGCCAGTGCGAAGACCAAGCGGCCAAGAACTTCCTCAAGGGGTGTCGCAAGCTGGAGGAACAAAAGGGGACGAATTTCATGGCTGGGTCGGGGGTACCAGCACAGACAGTCAAACAGGTTTGGGAATCGGAACTGGCGGACCCGCGCAAAACATCGGTAACGGATCGGTATGATGAACGGATGAAATGGGGTAACGAACTCGCCCACAAGATGGAAGAACGAGACGGAATCCCAACCATAGCGGTAGAATGAAAAAACTCTTTTTAATCCTATTTTGTTTAGCGTTCGGGATGCCGACGCATCCGGCCGGAGCGGTCGGAGGTCTGCGCCAATTGCGGTCGCTTAATGCGGTGGCTGCCGATACCAATGGAGCAGCGCTCGGATCGATCTCAAACGGTGGCAGCCAATGGAACGTTCTAATTACGGATAATGGCGCGAACATTACCGCCACTATCACTATCCAGGTACAAATGATTGATGGCACTTGGGTAGTCGGTAACCCGATTAGCCCTAACCCTAATACCTCAGCTACGTCCACAGCTAGTTTTACGGTCACGGCGAATAGGCTAGGACCCTCTCAGCAAAGCTTTACTTTTGAGGGACCATTCCAGGCCATGCGGGTAATTACCGTTTCCCAGACCGTTGGGACCATAACCGCAGATATTTTCGTTGGATCATGATTTATGGAATGCCCATCATGCGGCGAGAAAATCGGGCATCACCCGGACTGCTCAAGCTTGTTTCAATGGAACCTAAGCGAGGACGCCAGGCTGAATCATGCAATGCAATACCGGATAGCCGCAGCTCTAGAAATAATCGTTAACCTGATAGAACAACTAATGACACCACAAATCGTAAATGCATTAATCGCAGCGCTTAACGCGCTGGCAGCACTGGTAACCTCGCAAGCAGGTAACGCGGCTGCTCTTAAAACCGCTCAGGACGCTTTGGCAGCGCTCCAGGCTACCGATGCAGCCTTGCAAGATCCAGCCCTAGTAGCGGCGTCTAACGCAGCCCTAGCGGCAGCAGCCGCGGCTAATCCGCCAGCAAAGGTCTAAATGTTAAAAACTATACTGGGACCGAGCTGGCTACCTAGCTTGCTTGGTTACATCGTCGCAATCGTTGTGGCAGTTCAGGATTACCTGAGCACCAACGGCGACTTATCCAAAATGGATTATATGAAACTCGTGACGGCGGTTGCTATCGCGGTTTTCGGACGCGCAACCAAGATGGTCGGGGTTAGCAATGCTCCGCATCCTCTGGCGAGCGCGGCAGCGGTCACGCCAGCTAACGAAATCAAAACAAAACCGTTATGAATACGCTTTGGTTTCTGCATTTGTGGTCAAGCCAGATGTGGGCGGCGACTGGCCCATTTCATCCAATCATTTCGGTTGGCGCTCCGGCACAGCAGACTCTTAATTTAGGTGGCTGGGGTCATTTCATTTGGCTGATTGTCATCCTTGCCCTTGTAGTTCTTGTGATCTTATGGGCGTGGAGCAGACTAGGGCCAAAGGTACCGGAACCACTTAGGACGGTCCTGGTAGTTCTCGGGATACTTGGGTTTGCTCTAATCGTAATATTTTACGTAATCCTGCCGCTCTCAGCCGTTTTCTAAATGGGAATTTTCGCCATTATCCAAACGGTACTCACTATTTTGAGTGAGTACCTGCAATGGCAAGTGGCGCTAACCAAAATTAACGCAAGGAAATTAGCCTATGATCTGGATCAACAAATACTTAAAGAGGGCCGCGAGCTCTCGGCTAAGATTGACTATGCTCGCAATGCTGGCGATCTGGTCGCTACCAGCATGTACCTCGACGATCAAGCAAACGCCGCTCTCTTTGCAGCAAGGATCAGATCCGCGATTCCTGACGTATCAGGGCCAGACGTGGGTGTCAGCAGCGGAATACCAACGGTTGCAGCATCAGGTAGTGGGCCTCACAACCGCGCTTAACCAGCTTAGGGCTCAGAACCAACTTACTCAGTAGCTATGCCTCAGGTAAGCGTACCGGCAATGATGGGTCAGGGGAGCGTACCGGTACCGGATCCGACCGAGAAAACGACGCAGCAACTCCTCCGCGAGATCGGGCTAGTTAAGGACATCATCGAAGCAACGATCGAGGGTAAGGATTTAGTCAATAAAGAGAAATTCGAATCAATCGCCAAGCAGTTTGAGCTAAATGATAAAGCCTTACTTGCAGCGCTTAAAGCAGCTCAAGACGCAGTGTTCGCCCAGCAATTGGCCAACACGGCAGCCAACACAAAAATGGAAGCTGGGTTTACGAAACAGATTGATGCAAGCGGGGAGCTTCTTAATCAGGTTCGCTCAGCGCTTGAAAGCAAGCATGAGGATCTAAAAACCAGAGTAACGGCAATTGAAGCCATCAAGGTTGGTGCAACCGAAACCAAGGCATCTACCGGAGCGACTTACGGTTACGCAATCGGGGCTGCTGTACTGGCAGTTGGCATCCTTGAAGTAATTTTACGATGGACAGGTCACGGTTAAGAACATGAGCAGCCCACTCCAGGATGCTATTAATGAAACCCAAAGATTATTGGATATGCTCGCCGCTATTCGTGACGGCGCTGCTGCTCCTCCTCCTCCCGCTAGTGTTCCGGCACCAGCTAATGCACTTCTTCCACCGTACGCGGTAAGCGGTATCGCGACCATATTTGGCCAGAACTACGATGGCTCAAACGATCTTGGTGACGTTGGGGCTGGTGGCGATTTGAAGGGAGCATGGGGCGATGTCACGCACAACCACACGGCACTAGGCGGCTCGATCCCGATCAAGGTACTCGATGCGACATTCGGGACCGGCAACAAGCCGACAGCGCTCCTAGAGGTCTACAGTCACGCTACCCAGAAGACGATCGTGATTCCGTTTATCGATAAGGGACCAAGTGCCAGCGTTCATCGTCCGCTCGATCTCACGTATGCGGCTCACATGGCGCTAGGCACAATGGATTATTTTAAAACGAATTACGGGGCGAACCCGAAGAGTTGGCCAGCCGGGATACCGGTGACCTTCTGGATTAATGACGCAAAAGGAATAGCGACCGAGGTTAAGAGTTGGGATTTCGCGCTTGGTCGCGTAACTGGGTCGTAACACTCAGTGTGATTTATGCCGATTGGTGATATATCGACAACCAAGCAGTTTACAAGCGGGCAGCTAGGCGTTGATGGACCCGATCTGAACGCGATCGTCAATCAATCATCGATCCAACCAGCGTTCTATTCCGCGCAGACTGGTGCTAGCGGTCCAGGTGTCAATGACCTGATTCTCCTTCTCCAGTCCGGGGGTGCATACGCTAAGGTACTTTACTCGAATTTCTTTACTCAGTCTGCGGTGCGCGCAGCGGTTGGGTTACTCTCGCCAGTTACTACGATCTGTAACGGTGATATGGCGGTAAATCAGCGGGTTGGGCCGTATAACAACGTCACCAACGGCCAATATACACTTGACCGGTACCGAACTGACTACGTGATGGCGACTGGTAAGATCAACGTTACCCAGGTCGATCTAGCTGGCTCACTGGCGGGAGGAGCCTTCAGTCACCGTCCGCGATATGGACTCCGGGCAACAGTGGCCACGCTACAAGCATCGCTCTTGAGCGGTGAGTTCTTTACGATCTCGCAACGGATCGAATTACAGAAAGCGCGTAAACTCTTTGATAACGTTCATTCACTCTCGATCTGGCTCAGGACAAGCGTTTCCGGTTCTTATGGCGTATCGATCCATAACGCGGACGCTAGCCAGTTTTATAAGTTTACCGTGTCGATCGGTTCGCCCAACGTGTGGCAACGGGTAGCGCTCCCGAATATTCCGGCATTACCTACCGGGACTGGTTCCTGGGGAACAGCGGAAACCGATTTCAGTTACCAGATCAGTGTGTGTCTGGGATGCGGGGTTACGTTTCAATCGACTCAAGAAAACGCTTGGAATAACGGTAACTTTTACGCGACCGCAAGCCAGACCAATCTCCTAGCGACTAATGCGGCTACCTTCGATATCTGCCTGGCGCAGCATGAGCCAGGAGCTGTCTGCACGTCGTTTGCGCCAATGGATTTCGACGAGAACCTTTGGCAATGCCAACGCTATTTTTGCAAAACCTATAATTACGGCACTGTTCCAGGTACGAGTATAGGGCCTACTGCAGCGGGGGCTGTTACTTCCCTTGTACCAACCGGGTTTTTATCGAATCTCCTGACGATGTTTAAATTCCCGAACACGATGAGTGGTGCACCCACTCCGGTTATTTATTCCCCTAATAATGGAGCGATAAATAATATTTACGATGTAACCAATACGGGTAACAGGACATGCAGCACCGGCCTTTTAGCCACTGATAGCGCCTTTACTCAAGCCACTATTGGCACCGCCTCCACTGCCGGGGCTTTGCTAAGCTGGGCCGGAACATTTTCCTCTGAGCTATGACACTATCCGACATAGCCACACTCGCTTGTCAGGATGTAGGCGACCTGGGCCAAGCCGCGCAAGGGGTCACCATGCTCAGCTACGTCAAAGCGCAGATACGTCGCAATTACGAGAGCATGTACAACATGCACCCTTGGAAAGAAGCGATGATGGAACCGGCAATCGAACAGAATTGCCCATCGCCTCTTTTGATCCCAGGCACCTCCAGCTATTGGCTCCCTAATATCCTCCCACTGCAGGCTGATAAAGTGCAATGGGTAAAAGGCTCGATTGATGGTGGGCTATCGTTTCCGTACAAGCTCGACCCGCGCGACCGTGGTTGGATCGAGAAATATTCAGGTGATGCTTTCTTGACCACCTTAATTCAGAATGTACCGCGCTATTTCTTTCTAGGTAAACCGCTCGGGTTCCCGGCTTTTAATCCGGGCGCAATCACGATAACACCGATCGGTACGGCATCCGGGTTTCCGCTCACGATCGAGGGAACCGATACGAGCGGTCTGGAACAATCCGAGATGTTTTCAATGACCGGCACGAACCCGATCACAACCGTTAAAACTTATGCCGAAGTGCACAATATCACGAAGCCGACCGGCACAGTCCCGCTTACGATCGCCGGGACCGGCGCAACCGTCACGATGCAGCCTAATGACGAGCATTTGCGCTATACCAATCTGGTGATCTGGCCGCCGTATACCGGGCCGTTCCGAATCCGGGTCGGAGCAAAGATGAAGTTTGACCCGCTCTTGAGCGATAATTCCGTACCCCGTATCAGCGGGCTCTTAGACGCTCTTTACCATGTAGCCCTGGCGGCAGCTTACTCGCGTCAGAAACAAAAGGACATGAGTAACGCTGAATTCCAGTCGGCCAACGCGATCGCAATGAAAGCGGTCGAGGAAGAGATGAGTAGCCAAGCAGCTTTCCAGCAAATCGTGCCAAAGGTTTATGATGATCCAGGGCAGGTTTGGAATTGGTCAGATTAAATGGCGCAACTATCACATACGGGTGGGAACCAGGAGGTAGCGCTCGATTCTTGCCCGATTATTAACGGGGTCGAGAACGCGAATCCTCCGACTGAGATCGCGGCTACCCGCGCAATGGCGTTCGCTAACCGGCTGGCGGTCATCGATAACCGAAACCGGGCCAGACCAGGGATTACTCGCCAGATCAACGCGGCAGCGGTCCCGATCGTGGTTGCCTCATACTTTGGAGGCGGCCTTTACCTGCTGAGCGACGGAACCAATCTTTGGAGCTATTCCACGCTGACCAAGGTGTTAACCCTGCTTACGACCGGGCTACCATTTGTGGCTGGCGCTGGATCAGCCCCGATCAATTCTTGTCCAGGCGGTAACCCTGGTACCAACGCAGCACTATTCCTAAACCAAGGGGCTGGACTCTACTACTGGGATGGGACAAACCTAAACACGGTCTCTATGCCGACCGCGAGCCCGAATATGAGTTACCCGATCTGGTTCAGTAACCGTTTAGTTACTGCCAGGACCGGTACAAACGATGTGGTATTCGGTGATCTGGGAGCGATTCCGCCCAATTTCGGTCCAGGTAACAACGATCTTAGTGTCCGGGTCACACTGGATGCGGAAGGCTCGGATGCTATCAATGGACTCATGGGGTTCCAGGTAGGGGTCGTGCTAGCAGCCAAGAAGGGCAAGATATACGCCATCTACGCTGACCCAACCGCAACCGTAGCCAATTTCCATAAACAGATCGTATCCAGTGTGGTCGGTGTAGCTGAGCACAACACCATGCGCCAGATCGGAAACGATGCGCTAATGCTCAGTGAAAGCGCGAACGGAGTGTTCCGGCTTTCGACCCTGCAAGGAACCGATAACGTTGGGGTTACTGACAAGTTATCCGCAAGGATTCAGCCGGACATAAACCGTATCAATTGGAACGTGATTTACACAAGCCGGGCTATTGTCTGGCAGGATTTGTATATCCTGGCCGTACCACTCGACGGGAGCACCGTTCCCAACGCGCTATTGGTCTACAGCGTGCCTTTAGACGAATGGCAAGGTATCTGGACAGGGACGAACCAGGATGGTTCTACTGCCGTTTGGCGAGCGCTCTTCGCGAACCCAAGCGCGCCTGGGGGTAGCGAACTCCTTTATGCATTTCAGAATGGCGATGTGGGCCTGCAAACCAAACCGCAATCTGGCCTCTTCAATGATGTTGCCATCGATGGCGTTACACCAATACCAATCGTAAGCTCCATCTTGAGTCGAGGGTTCCATTGGGATTCGACTATAGTCCCGCCTAGCGCGGGCGGGCAACCCTATAACACCAAGTTTTTAAACCAAGTTCAGCCGTACAATGTCCGGTTACGATTCAGTCAATCGGTTGCTCCGGTCACAGTGGATGTGATTACTGACACCAACGAAACCGATGGCGTTTTACTGAACTTATCCACAACCACCAAGGTTTTGCAGCTTCCGCACGATTTGCCGTGGAACCTGGACACTACCGGGGATCAATACGCCTCATTCAATGTTCAGGGTGTAGCCGGCGAATGTAACGAGCTCCAGGTACGGCTTACCGGAACCGGTGACTGGCGGCTACATAAAATGGACGCAACCGCCTTTATCTCGAAACCTAAGGATAACCTGTGAACTGGGACAGGAACGCTAAAAAGATCTGTAAATTTGTTAAGGAACACTATGGACCCTGGAATAATTCCCCAATCCTCAACCTACGTCGTTATTTCAAATGGTATTTCGATAGAGGGCTACTCTCTGTGGTTTGGTACGGCAGGCGGGTGGCTGGTGTCGGAACAGTGCGTTTTTTCTATTCGATCGAGCACTATCGGACCGAGTTTGTGAACTTCGAGGACGGACCTTTGGCACGGTGCAACCTCTACGGCGCGATTCATCCGCTCTTTATCCCTCAAGTGGTAGGGAAGATGGCTAAGGGCCGTAACCCGGACAAAGCGTACATGTGGCACCGTGATATCGAGGAGCTAGGGCCTCCACGCGTTTATAGTCTATTGCAGCTCAAGCGGTTGATGCTGTTACTTACAAGGAAGTATGAGCAGCGGATCGCAACCCACACCTCCTAGTCCGACCCAGAGCGCGCAAGCTCAGGCCAGTTCGCAGCTAGCCGGTGAGCAGTTTCAGGCGATGAACGCGCCGATCTTAGCGGCGCAGGATGCGGCAACTCGTTCGATGATTTCCCCCTATGAGAGCGCGCTAAATACAGCTCTCTCGAATAGGAGCGCGTTATCAAGCGCGCAAGCTAACCGCGCGATCCAATATCAGACCGACCCAGGCGCATACCAAGGCCGTGAGATGGCGTTACAAGGAGCCAATAATCGGGTAGCAAGTCTTTATGGGGTAAAGCCAAGCGATTATTCCTTTAGCGCTCCCTCGGAATTTGCTATGCCTTCCATGAACCTTCCCAACTTAGGTGAAATTGCTAATTTAGCTCGCACGTACGCCGGACAACTAGGAAGCGTCAGCATCAATCAAGGTGGTCCTAATTCGCTACAGTTTCCGGGTCAATCACAGTTTTCTAATTAAGTATGGCATGGCAAGAAGTAGCGCAAGGCACGCCAGGGTCACAGCAGATAGGTAATAAATGGTACTGGCCTGGTACTGGTCCCGCTCCCACAGCAACTGATTCGCCTGCGTCATCTGCGCAAAAGGCCGCCGCCCCTGATCCTAATGCAGGTTCGTACGGCATGGGGTTAGGTAATGTGCCAGGAGTCGGTAACGAACAGATTTATACCGGTTCAGGCGGGCAGCAGTATTACACCAAGGGCGGTTCCCGCTATAACCTGACTCCATCCCAGGTCCAGACGATGGGGCTTAGGACCCTCGCTAGTCCCAATTTTGGCGGCCCATGGCAATGGAATCCGCCTAGTGTTCCACCCGCGCCAGTCCAGACGCAGCCATCCTATAATCCGAACGCGCCACTCCCTGAGCAAGTCGCCCTAAAACAGATGGCGAAGATCGATCCGACCGGGGAATCGATGCGTACGACGCTCGGGACCGGGTACAACGCGGACTTAAATAGCGCGACTGCCGGCCAACTCCCTCCAGGTGTAATGCGTGAGATTCAGCAGGATGTGCGCGGTAACCAGACTGCACGCGGTAACGATGCCGGAGTCACTCAAGCGGTACAGGAAGGTGAAACGACTGGGAGCGCTGGACTACAATATCTTAATAACGTGCGGAGCGCGGCTCTAGGGTATTTGGGTGGCGGCCAGAGCAAGTTAGCCTCTTCCAGTCAGTACGTTGATCGAGCGCTTAACCAGCAATCGGCGGCCATGACCGGCCAGATGACGCCGACATATAATCCGAACACCGGGGTGCCGGCTGCCTACCAATTTATCGATCCGAGCGCTGGAGGCGCTTTCGCGCAAGGAACCTCCAACTTCCTTAATGCCGGGACTGGCGCTAGACCTGGTAGCCCGGACACAAGCGGCCAATACATCGGGGCTGGTATCGGTGCGGCGGGGGCACTAGGGAGCGCGGCGCTTACATCTGGCGCAGGAGCAGCGGCTGTGTCTGGACTAGGGAGCGCGGCATCCGCTGCAGGAACCGCGATTGCCGCAGCTTTTGCCTGTAACGCGGCCAGGGAGGTTTACGGCCCTGGAACGCCAGGACACTTGGCATTCAGAGATTGGATACTATTCAAGGCTCCGGGCTGGTTGAGAACATTTTATGCCAAAAATGCGGGAGCAATCGGGAACTGGCTCAAGGGGAAGCCGATAGCAAAGGCAATTGTACGAATCTTCATGAACCAGATGGTGCGATGCTAAGTCGAAGCGAATTACGGTTAGACAGTGAAACGTACCTTAACTCGATTGGACCAGATGAACTATTCGAGAAGTACGGAATCACTGCCGTTAGAAAAATTGACGGTCTTGATGTTATCGGGGTACCTGTCTGGAGCAGCGTACGACCACTTGCTAAACGAATCAGCGTCAACGCCGGAAAAGGATTCGTCGACGAACAAGCGCGTGCTGGCGCTGTGGCCGAAGCAATAGAGTTTTGTGTATTCGATCAGGATAACCAGCACAGCAATGGCCAGGCGCTGGGCGCGACCTTCGAAGATGCTTATCTGCAAGCGCTTTTAGAACTAATCGAGCGGGATGCAGTTACGATTGCTACCTACCGCTGGCAAAAGACTGGGCAGCCACCACCTAAAGCTGACCCAGACCTATTGCCAAAAAGCTCACAACGATTAATCGATAAATGTGAGCAAGCCGACCTCAGGGTTCTCCTGTTTTATTGTACCAGGGACATCGTTATACCTGTCTATTGGGCGATCTTGGTTGACCGCTACGGTGGTCTGGAGAACTTCGGGGGCTGGGGTTGTCATTTGGATACAGGACAGGCGATTAATCGCGCGATCTTGGAGGCTATTCAATCCAGAGCTGTTATCATTGCTGGAGCCAGAGACGACCTAGACCGACGTAATATTGAGTTCTTACGCTCGATTGGACACGATGAGTTGCTGGAGTGGTACGACCGGACAGACGCAACCAAATACGACGCCGGTTTCATTTGTGGTTGGACTGCTGGCCAGATGTTGGCCACAACCCTAGCTAAGCTCGGGACACGGGAACCGAAAGCAGAGATTGGATTGGATACATCCCGGCTTACGGCGGTTAAGGCAACCGTATCGGGACTTGAGGGATTGATTTTGCCGGGCTGGCAGCCAGGGGAAAGATGCATAGCGTCTATTTCATAGGACCAACGCTAGCCGGGAAACTTCCGAAACCGCTCAAGGGCGAGCTTTGGCTTCCACCGGCCGCTCAAGGGGATGTGCTTAACACCTTTTTGTGTTATAACCCAAAACAGATAATATTGATCGATGGAGAATTCCGACAACGACTCGCAGTCTGGGTCAAAGAACTCGTCTATATCATGGCACAAGGTTGTCGGTTCATCGGCACCGCATCAATGGGGGCGCTACGAGCTGCTGAGCTCCAAAGATATGGCGCTATCGGTGTGGGCAAGATCTTCGAACGATACCGAGACGGATTTAGCGATGAAGCCTGGGTTGCCTGCCGCTATGATCCTAGCAACTACCGAATCATTGATCCCCCTCCTTGCGGGTCAGAGCAAAAAGAAGCGGACGCGCTCGAAGCTATAGAGTTCGCTCGCACCGATAAATCACAACCAGTGTGCAAATTTAACAAGGAAGAACTAATGCCGATCCTTGCACCAGTGATAGACAGGATCTTATCTGATAGTCTACTTTTAACGGAATCGCGGGATGAAGCCCGCAAAAAACTAAACAAATTAGAAACGTAGAAAGTAATGCAAAGTAAATACAGTGAAGGAACGCCGGTATTATTCGAGGATTTCGCTACTTTAGCGGGCACGCTCGGATGGACGGCAACCACGGTCGCAGGTGTAGCACAAGCCACAGCCACGCTCTCTTTGATGTCTTTAATGCAAGGCGTGGGCGGCTCTATGCAGACCGCTTCAGGCTCGACCACAGTATTGAGCCAGCAGCAATTGCTAGCTTATGCAATCAATCCTAACAGCACCACCGGACTGCTTGGTATCCAGATGGAAGCCAACGTGATGTTTGATACGGCGTTGCCTACCGCTACCAACGCTTATTCGTTCTTCTTCGGGATGTCGGATGGCACCACCAGTGCGGCTAATTTCGTGGGCCTGCATATGGGGTGGAATCCGGTTGTAAACGGCGTTGAGCTTCGTTGGGCTTTAGCATCGGGTACGATTGCACAGCTTATTGGCAACACCGCAGCAGCAGCTTCCGCACCTTTTGGCGTATCGGCGGCATTAGATGTCGTTCAATCGCTCAAACTCCGAATCAGTCCAGATTGGAAAACGATCCAGGGATTCGCGAATGGAGTCGCATCACCGATGTACGCAGTAGGATCGCCTTACGGTGGCTCTACCAGTGCGGTCATCCCGGCTGGAGTAGCGTATAAACCGACCTTTGGTTTAAACGAGAACGTCTCGGCAGCGCAGAGCGGTATTGCCGTAGTGGATTTCGTTGAGATAAGCCCAATCGGCAGACCGACCAGGGGGTAAAAATGGCTAAGAGCACGATTAAACGTGTCAATCAGCCGATGGGCGTTAAGAAGCACGGCAGGGGCCGTGCTCCTAAGCTCGGGAGCATTCACCCGATCAAGAGCCCGAAAGTAGGCGGCCCATGGGACTCGCAGCGTGGACCGAATAAGGGTGGACCGCCAACCAGCCAATTCGGGATGCTCGGATTTAAGCCGCCACAGATAGGGAGCGTTACTGACCCTAAACCAGCCGGACACGCTTCAATGCAAGGAATTAATCCTCTGTTTACGGCGGGCAAAGTGAGCGGGAAAAAGGCACAGAGGAAATACTGATGCAGATCGGGACCGCATACGGCCGGGGTGGCGAGGGAATGTATGGAACGCCTATCCAGAATTCCATTAATGCTGCCAGGCCGTACGCCAACCGGCCCGTTGGTCCAACCCAGATCCGGCCTATTGCAGCTCCATATCGTCCGCCGTTACAGGGGCCGACTCAGATCAATCCGATCATGGCGCAGCATCAGCCGCTTCAGGGGCCGACTCAGATTAACCCGATAATGAAACCGTATCATCCGAACCCATACGGCTCACCGCCAGCGGGAACGCCTCCAGGGATGATTGGCGCACCGGCATTACCCACAACAGCGCCAGGGCCGATTGCTAACCCGCCAATGGGCGCGCCGGCGCCGGGAGCAGGTACTTATCTACCGCAACCCACAAGTGGCGCTGTGCCTCCGCCGCCGATAGTGCCGGGAATGTCGCCGTTTGGTCCTACGGCTGGCCTCCAGCTTAGGCAATACTGATGAGCTGGGTTGAATCTATAATTTGCAAGATTGGTGAGCCTATTTGCGTTGTTATCGGAACAGTTATCGATTTCATTTTTGATTGGTTCGACAAATGAGTTGGTATGACCAAGCAATAGCGGCCTGGTATAGGTCAAAAGAGCAATCCGCGGCCGCGCTAGGTGCTGGGATTGAAAACGCTGCTGGCTCGATCAGTGGCGCTATTCAGCGGGCTGGACAAGATAAGCAGTACAACCAACTTTCTAGCCAACTCGCCAACTCAGGTAATTACGCGCCACACGCCGGACTCGTCTCACCTGGGCTAGACCCGATAACTGGGGCGATCAATACGGTTAAGGGACCGGCTAGCAATCCGTACGGAGTCAACCCGGCAACGCAAGGCAGCTACTCTGGCTCGACCGGGACGGCACCAGTGGTGGCTACGGGAGGTCAGGCAGGACTACACGCGCGTATCGCGATTATGAACGCGCAAAGAGAAGCAGCAGGTGGCACTCCGCTTCAAATCGCGAAGGAACAAGCTCAACTAGCGAATACCCAGGCGCATACAGAATACCTGAAGACCATACCTGAAGAACGCCGGCAGGATAGGAAAGACGCTCAGAATGAGAGACTAGCCGCACAGGCCGCAGCCAGGGATCAAGCGACACGGGAAAAGAATGCCGATACGGTCCCGAAGCTTACCAAGGAAATTGAGGATACAACCGGAAAGGGTAGCTCTGTCAAGTGGATGGCAGACTTTGCCAGTCCTTATGGGCACCGTGGTAGGGTTGTTGAGGGCAAATGGCTTAATGATCCGAATGGGGACCAATACGCTTTGCCAGAAAGTGCTGATGCTGGCACTGCTGAAAATGCTATCCCAGACGGAACGCCAAAAAGCGCTATTAAGACAATTGCGCCTCTAGATACTCTCAATAAATGGAAAGAGCGTTCGCAGAACATTATCGAGGGCGGAGGCCGGTATGTTTCTCCTGCTAGCGCTACACCGACTGCTCCAAGCGGTGGCGGTGGGGCTATCCCTAAAATAAACTCTCCAGGGCAATTGCAGGCAGCCGGGTTAAAATCTGGCGATCAATTCATAGGTCCAGACGGAAAAACGCACCAAGTACCGTAGCTTATGGCGGATGATTGGTTATCGGCTTACCCGGTGGTGGGAGCTGCTCCAGGGATTTCGGACAATTACAATCTTGCCCCTGATTTTGGTCCTAACGTTGATAAGTGGGCGGCAGCAGTAAAAGAGCGGACCGGGTTAGAGCCGGTAATTACTGAGGGTTACCGCGACCCTAAGCGTTCTGACACTCTACGGGCGCAAGGGGTGATGGCTCTGCCTGGCGGTCAGAGTTATCACAATTACGGAGAAGCTTTTGATTACGGGTTCAAGGGCCCTAAAGGAACAGATCTCCATAACGAGAAAGCCTACGCTGAAGCGGAAAAGATTGCGCACGAGTTCGGGATAACTGGGATATCGAACGAGAGCGGCCACCTCCAAAACTCAAATTTCAGCGTAAGGGGCGCTAAATCGTATGACCCGTATTCATGGCTGGCTCAGTACCCTGTAGCTGGTTCGGATACAGACGTAAAAAGAACGGAATACGGTCCACAGATCGACGCTTCGCGTATCGGGTACAATCACCCCGATTCGCACGTAGGCGATCGCGGGAATCCTCTCGGATCTGGTGATGTTGCGCTGACCCAAGCAGAGCGGCAGGCCAAGTTCGGTGTGACCGGGAAAAGCACTGGCAAAACTTTCAGTGACCAAGGTCGGACGGTCACGGATGCCGACACGGCTCCAGAATCAGATAAACGCATTGATTATTATAGGCCAGGAGCAAGCCAAAGCTGGCTAGCCGATTACCCGGTAGTTGATCAAACAAAGGCCCCTCGTGCGGTGCCAGTAGCTCAACCAGTCAGCACTGACGTACAGCCAGCACAATCGGTTGAGAGCGGATACGCGACTCCAAGCAAAGCACCGGTTGAGCCAGTCGCACAACCAGCAGCTAACCCGTGGGATTTAGGTAAGTTCTTCAATAACCTCTGGCAGAGCGGGGTACAGAGCGGCGCTACCGCTGAAGCTGGCGGATACCGCGAACAACTCAACCAGAAGACACCTCCAGCGGTGTTGCCATATGAAGCTCAAGTACAGAAAGCCAAAGAAGACCAGATCCTTGCTGATCCCAACACTAGTCGCGAAGAAGCTGATTCAATCATATCAGCGCGAAATCAGAAAAGCGCTCAACAGAAAGCCGACCTCCAGAAGGGGCTCACTGGTGCCGAGACTACCGCTACCAAGGCAGAAGCCGCTATCGATCAGCCCTACGCGCAAACCGGCCCAGGTAAAGTGGCTGGTTCTCTTGGGGGCGCTGTTCCTTATGTGGCTAGTGGCGCATTGGGTCCGGTTGCCCCGATAGCGTTTGGACTCCAGAACAAAGAAAGCGCTTATGAAGACATCTACCAAAGAGCAAAAGCCAAAGGGGCAACCGACGACACGGCCCACACGGCAGCGGAAGAAGGAAGCGCTTACGCGGGAGAGAACGGCTTGGTCCTCTCGCTCCTGCCGGTGCCGGGTGTGGGACCACTCGTGGCGCGGCTTGTCGAACGAATGGGAATGCGAGGAGCTTACCTTGCTACATCCAATGTAATCCAACGGGTACAAGCCAATCAGGCGATCCAGAAGAACGTTGATCCGAAACAGGCAATTACAGACGGATTGCAAGATGCATTGGTCCAGGGGGCGGTCGGTGGGGCAGCGTTCGAGTTACCGCACGTAGCCGGCGAGGTTGGTAAAGCGGTGGTTAAACCTCCAGAAACGGCTCAGGAGCCTTCAGCACCTCCGCCCGCCATAGAGGCACCCAAAACGCCTGAAAACGTGCCTACGTGGCAGTCAGAGACCCCAAAGGCGGCTGTAGTGGAACAGAAAGGGGAAGTGCCGCCGCAGAGCTTACCTGCTGAGTCGACTACACGCGCGATTACGGGGCCTATCCACACGGCGGCAGAAGAACATAGCGCATCCGAGCCAATTGAGGAAACGGAACCCTGGGTTTCCCGAATCGCTAACCGGTTCACTGAGGAGCGTTCCGCTCAAGGCGAAATCGGCGAAATCGCGCCTGGGCAAGGGTATGCCACCGAGGATCTCATTAAGGTTGGTCAGCGGATGAAGCCAGAGGAAATAGCTCAGCATGTATCCGATTTGATGCAAAATACCGGTGATCCAAAATTGCAGGCAGGTGCGGTTAGAGCGGAAGAGGCGAGGCTGAGTGATGTGTCATCTCAGGCTTCAAGAGTTGCTGAGGCAAACCCGGCAGATAGGCAGGCTCAAGTAGACGCTGAAAACGCGTTTAAGGATCTCACCGATTTCCATAACGGCCCGGTTGCTAAACTAAAAAACAACTGGCACGCTCAAGGCATGACACTTCAAGGCGAGATTCCGGTAGATTTGGGCACCTTTAACGGGCTGCGGGAAGCGTGGCTTCGTGACGTAGGGAAACCGCCCACTCCAGACCAACTAGGAACCATGAAGAGAACCGCCAAACAGGTCAGAGATGCGGCAACGGCTGAAAAGATAGCAATGGACAATTTAAGTCAAAGTATAGATCGGGCTAATGCTCGACCTATCCCGTCAGCAGAAGAGGTCCGAAACAGAATCATGGAACGGTTCAAAGATGACCCGTGTATAGTCAGATGAGCTGCTACTCAGGTCCGAATCCAGTAAATGATGAGGAGCGAGCCGCCATTTGGAAATGGGCTAAGGCTAACGGGATCGACCAGGGAATGCCCCTCGAAAAAGTTGGTAATGCGATAAATGACCACTTCTTCTCCGGGCACGCTCGACCTGAATGGATTTCTGATATTCTGTCTGGCCGTAAAACTCCTTATAAACAAGTGGCCGACGTAGCCTGGAGGGCGCAGTATAACCGCCGAGTCATTACCCAGCAGGCGGCTGACATGTCCAGACTGAAGGCGATAGGACCGGTCGGTAAAGCTCTGAGTACATTGTGGACGCTGCCCAGGAGTTTAGCGGTGACCGGTCATGCTGCCGTTTTCCCTATCACTCATGGTGGCGACCTTGCTTTCCGTCCTTTGAGCTGGGGACAGTTTGTAACCGGAATACTGCGCACCTACCATGGTGCAGCTTCCAAGGCTTTCACTGGGAGGATGCTTGATACCATGCAGAGAAGTTCCCTTTACACCACGGCTCTTCGCAGCGGCCTGGACGTAGGCCCGAAATCCCATGCTACCGGTATACTTTCAGGGGGAGCGCACGGTCCCGCGGCACGAGCTTGGGACATGCTGACGGTGATGCGTTTCAAGCTCTGGGAAGGTCAGATGCAGAAGTCGCTGAAACCAGAAATGAGCCACGAGGAAGTTTTAGATGTAGGTAAACACCTCGCGAACTGGGCCAACCATGCTACCGGATCAGGAAAGGGGCCGGTTGCAGAGCTGGGCAAGAATTTGCTGTTCGGGCCTAAGCTTACTCAGTCCAAATTGAATCGCCTGACCATCGACCCGGCCCAAACAATCAAGACGTACGCCAATTGGAATGCTGCCACACACGGGGAAAAAGCAGTCGCACGGATTCGGCTAAGCGGAGCGACTCAATACCTAGTCACCGGCTTGGGTTTTTTAGCGGCAAATTATGGGGTAAATAAGGCGATTGGAACAAAGGACAAGGATAACGTCAATCTGACCGACCCAACCAGATCGGATTGGCTGGCTTTTAAATCTGCTGGAATAGAGGGTTATTTCCCTGGGTTGCACACTGAGCTAAGGACGGTTGGCAAGATCTTAGCTACGGCATTCATGAGTAATAAGGAGCTACGAGGCGAACCTAGACAGAACAAGCTCGCTGAAATCTTAGGCCAGTACGGGACGGCGAAATTTACCCCAACTATTTCAAAAGGAATAGAGATCGGGTATGGCCAGAACTGGCAGGGTAGACCATTGCCTTGGAGAAAAGATCTGGAAACAGCAAATAAAGCAGGGGTGGTAAAGAAGCCTGCGTTGAGCTGGGGAGAATACGCGGCATCTATCGGCCCAATCCCCTTAGAGGGACCGATAGGTTACGTCTACGACCACCTTAAGCAAGGCGGGGCAAGCTCCATGGACGCGATGACCATAACCAAAGGTCTGATTATCACTGGGTTAGGCGCTACCGGCGTCCATGTCAAAGAGGAACCACAGAAACCGGTTAAAAGGTGACGAGAGGCCCGCTCTTCCTCTTTCCCCGCACAGGCCTGATTGTAGGGTAATCACGGTGCGCTGCCTCTCATCATTTTAGAAGTGTAAGGGTGACCCTTTGTTTCATGGTTCACACCCCAAAAGGGATAAACGTTCGGAGATCTCCTCCGACACCATACGGGTCATTTTTAGTAGTACCAGATCTCAGCGCTAGCTACGCTGTTTCCACCGATAGAATAGCAATAGATCGAGAGTTGTCCACCCGCGGGAAGCTCGAAGTAGAAAGGGCTGAATGTGTCCTCTGATGTGTACCATTCGCCACCGGTTACAGCTATACCGTTACAGGGCCAATATCCAGTAGCCATCAGGGAGTTGTTTGAATCCACTCGGATAACGCACCCTAGACGCTGGGTTCCATAGCCTGCATTCATGGCGATGAATACCTTAAAAATCCGAATAGTGTTGCCGGTGTTGTTCGTCCAGTACGGAGCTTCGCTTGCCGTGGTGCTGTTAAACACCGGTCCAGACACGATGAGCGCGCTCCTGAGCGCTTGGGCTTTGAGTTGTGGGGCCAGCAAGCACATGGCCGCTAGCACGATTAATTTAGTCATTTTAGTAGGTGTATCTTGTTTCTGCTTTAGAAGTAAAGCTTCGGGCCACTGTCTTGTTTGGGTGACTCTTTAGGGGTAGCAGCATGAAGTAGTGCGCGGATAAAGCGGGCCTCGGTTAACGCTGCTACAGACGCTATCCTGACCTCGGCCATGCTGGGGTTAGCTCCTACGTCTATGACGATAGGGAGATCGTCCCAGTCTTTGACTGATTTGAATGTCCATCGGATTGTCTTTTCATCGCCTGATGGACCAGCCTGCATGAATACAAACCCTTGAGCGCACACTTGTTCAATCGTGAGCGCTCCCTGGAACTTGTTGGGCTCTTTGGCATTAGTTTCCGCGGCAAGCAAGGTAAGAGCCGCGACGAGCGCAGCGGCTGAGATGATTAGGTTTTTCATGGCCGACCCTGAATGGCAGCGTAATCAATCGCTTCAGTTTGTTTATTGATCGCCTGAGTTTGGTTGTTAATTGCGTCTACTACTGTCTCTAGCGTTGGGTGAGTCGCATCATAAGCGGAAATATACGCTTGTGCGTATGTCGAAGGGCCTCCGTTGGCGTAGTATTGATTAACTTCGCCTTGAGTTGGGAACCGATGAAGGGGCCCGCTCAAATGCTCGTAATCAGTGGCGCATCCGGCCATTACGGCGGCTGCGCATAAGATCATTAAATATCTGTGCATATCTACTTTCTATGGTCCTGGGACCGTTGTTATCGCAACTGGCTGGAGAATAGCCATTTGCGTGTCTAGGGTGGTGACTTGGCCTTGAGTGGCGGCAAGCTGCGCCTCAAGGTTCTCGATGAGCTGGGCCTGAGCTTCGATGACCGCTTGCTGTCGGTTAATTAGTGAGAGAGTTCGCGAATCGATCATAAAGTTGTCACACTGAGTGTGATTTTAATGTATATTGAATTAGTAGAGTCATAAGTTCCAACAATAAATGATGTATAAAATGGTTAGGCACGTCAAAGTAGTTCGGTGGTGCCGTGACCCATCTTGAATCGTTCCCATTCTTCCTTGAGGCTGTCGCTTAATTCATGAAAATGCGCCTTGACGTGATCCTCTAGGGCAGAGCGAGTCATTTTCGATTTATCGGTGTTCAGTTCATCGGCGACTTTACGCAAGAGTTTATTGCTGCCTTTTCTGACAGATATGGAAAATCGGTCCTGCCTGTCGTTACCGCTCCTTCTGCTACGTTTTCGGGTCATTTTTCTCACTGAGTGTGAGTTAAACCACATTTAAGCGGTGCGCAAGTGAATTCTGGAAAATTCCGGTAAATTCCCGAATTTTCGCTTGACTTAGCTCCCAAATGCGTCACACTGAGTGCTATTGCTATGTATGGAAAGATTCAACGATGGGAACGACGAGCGAGAGCTTCTGTGGATCGAGGGCGTACCGAGGGCGATTCTAGAGGAGATCGGAAGGAAAAGACACATGACTATCGAGCTTCAGGTTTTTGAGGCGATTAATCGCTATTTGATCAAGCACCGCAAATGAAAAACGACGTTAAAAACACACTGAATGTGATAAAGCCAGGGGACAAGATGATGACCAGGGCGCAAGCCGCGGTAATGACCGAGGTGAGCGAGAAGGAGATCTCCAGGGCGGTAAGGGAGGGGGAACTAAGGCTCTACATATTTGGCAAGGAGTCTAAGCGTCTCTTACTCAGTGAGGTGCAGGAATGGTGGAAAACGAAGATAAGTATAGAAAAGACGGAAAATGACCAATGATATTCAAAAGAACCTTGTTACAAAATTGTGCGAGATCATGGCAGAGGTGGAGCGCATCCCGAAGAACGGGGTGAACACGTTCCATAAGTACAACTACGCTATGGAAGCAGACCTCGTGGACGCTATTCGCCCGAGGCTGGCGGCTCGCAACATAATGTGTTTTCCAACCTTACACAGTCATGTTCGCGAAGGGGATATGACCGATGTCTTGGTCGATTGGACCTTTGAGGATGGCGACACCGGGGAAACCAAAACCCTGCGTTTCCCTGGGTGCGGGCAGGATAAGGGGGATAAGGGAGTCTATAAGGCGCTGACCGGCTCCGAGAAATATCTTCTGATGAAGACGTTCCTCATTGCTACGGGCGACGACCCCGAGGACGACGGGGGAAGAGACAACGATCACCCGGTCTTTGATAAGATAGCAAAGATGCGTCCAAAGGCCCAGGATGCCCGCCAGTTCGCTGGAGCATCAACGGCCATGCCTAAGCCGCCCGAAGGCTCAAAACGCGCTGTAGCGGCGTCTGAGCGCGCGGAAGGCACTCAGGAGCTTCAGGGGCTCTTGTCAAAGTACAGCTTTGCGAACGGCTATTACGGGGCGGTAATCAATGGGATCTATCTCTGGACCAAGGAGGCGGAGCTGGGGCTCATGCTGGCTAGCTGCGATCACCACGAGGTGGTTGCGACCTGTTCAATGACGAAGCTGAGCGCGAAGGGCAGCCATACGGCGCAAGTGCTGAAGCTAGTGCCAGCGAGTATGAATGACGATCTGGATATGACCAGCCCAAGTGATGACGACAGACAACCGGGAGATGAAGGATAGTTTTTACGCACGAACTAAAATAAGTATACCAATACATGTAATCATGTAAGAAAGCAAAAATGGCAAAAGGACAATATCAAAGAGAAAAACAATTAGCGCTTACCAACGCGTTTTGGAAAAATGTTCCAGTAGTTGATGCGGATTCACCAATAAAGGTTTTTCCAAGGGCCAGACATTTGGCAAAGGCGATTCCAGGCGATCCAGAGAACTGCGTATATGCGCAATGCATAAAAGAGGGGCTAGGAATTAGGAGGGTTAGGGTATGGAGAGAAGTAGCGTTGGTTGAGCATATAGCCGGGACGGCTGGAGTTGATAGCAACGGCAGACCGTATAAAAAGAGCGATACGATAGCATTGCGTTACAAAATAAACCTCCCTGGCCAGCGGGCGGTAATTAATTTGGATCAAGGGGTTGGGGATATAACACCATGCATGTTTAAGGCTCCGGCTCCTAGTGAGCGGCTCAATAAACAAAAAGAATACGACCACAAGCATTATCCGAACCGGAGAGAAAAACATAGGGCGGTGCAAAAATTGGAAAACACGGCAAAAGCTAAAGGAACCTATGTGCCCAACCTAAAATACCAGCGCAAGCACATGAAGGACCTAGGCATTAGGGACGGCTCTGGGCATAGCTATAGAACGGTATGAGACCAAGACAACTGTTTAAAGATTTAACCCGGCAACAGATCAATTACGTGGTGGAAGGGTTAAGCCTGCTATTGGATGAGAAGTTCGATAAAGGCTTAGCGGTCACGGATCTAGGCGGCCTATGGGCGCTGAAGCGAGCGGCTGATGCGCGGTTGGTTGGGTTGGATGTTGAGCCAGAACCGCCTGAAGTTGAAAACCCCGCAAACGCTATGCAGAATTTGCCTGAAGCCTGGAAACCACACTCAGTATGAGCAATGACGATTATTGTGCGTATTGGGATCATTACTTCGAATTGGAATTCGATGGCGGACCGAAAGATTCACTCCTGGAAACTATCCGGCTGATGGAAGCGGTGCAAGAGGGGGAAAGGCTGTTAGCTGAAGATGAAAGTTCTTCCTGATAATATCTTGCGCCGAATGAGCGCAGCGGATCGAAGAGCGATCAAGCAACAAACGGCTGAAGAGGCTGCATACGCTCACCAGAACAAAGCGGAGAACGTTCAGCACTCAATTTACATAAACTGGTTAAATCAACAAAAATGGTACGAAGAACATGGAACCCACTTCCACGACAGCGTTTACAAAAAGAGAACCGGACACCTCGGAGATCCCGACTTCCTCGTTTGCTATATGGGCGCATGGCTATGCCTCGAATTTAAAACGAGAACTGGCCGCCTCTCGGGAGAGCAGGTTGAGTGTCATACACGGCTCTTACGGAGCGGTAATTACGTCCACATCCCAACAAGCGCCTACGAAGCAATCGAAATTACCAGGAAATGGAGAGAGAGAGTTGCTTGCAGAGCAGCGGAAATGGGCGAACCCATGGCGGATGACGCACAAACGAAGGTTTAAGCCATGATCCGAATCTACTTAACGATCTTTGCCTTTTGGATCTGTGTTTGTCTCCTGATCGCGCTTATCAAGGCGTGGATGGAAAGAGTGAGCAGTCTATGAACTATCATCTCGTTAAATGGGATGGCAGCATTTACCGGCGCTATATCGCGGAGTGCAGGATTATGGAACGCCACAACATGAGCCCGTACAAACAATGGTACGGGATACCGTTAAGGATAGTCAGCCGCGAAGAAGCTTACGAAATAATGGATCGGCAAGAAGCGTTGGCTGATCTGTCAATTAAGCCAAATTTATGAATAAACTACACTACTTAGCGATTGCGAGCTGGCCACTAATGGCAGCCGCTTTCTGGATCTTAACATCGTGAAAATCAACTTAGCGCTAGCCGCACTCCTGGGTGGAGTGATTGGCTTGTCACAGTGGAGCTGTATCAGCCATTACCAGGCTAAGAATCCGGTCTTAGAGCATCGGGCCCGCATCCAAGAATCGATGACTAATGATGAACAGTGGGGAATACTGGATATTCCTGATCACCCGATAGTAAACGCAACACCAATCAGATGAGCATAGAACACGACCCGCTGAGCGACGAGGCGCGCCGAGAATGGCTGCGAATGCTTAATCCAGAGAAAGGTCCGCCAACACCGGAAGAAGTATGGCAAGAATGCGCCCGTCGTGCGCTCTTAATGGATTCTATCGGAAAGTTTTACAGCGAGGAAAAGAAAGCCACTGAAGATATAGATTGGATTACCGATCTGGATGCAGACAACAAGCGCCTGCTGGGTCTGGTGAAGAGCCTGGAAGCCATTGC